ACGCGGGTGCGACACGCTGACGGCATTCGTGGACGTGCAGGAAAAACTCCTGTACTGGGCGGTCGTGGCGTGGGGCAGCCAGCTCCGCGGGCACCTCGTGGCCTACGGGGCGTACCCGGAGCAGGGTCGGGCGTACTACACGCTACGCGACGCCAAGAAGACTCTTGTGTCAGCGGCCGGCGGCGTGGCCCTCGAGGCCGCGATCCACGCGGGGCTGGAGTCGGTGGCGTCGATGATCCTCGGCCGGGAGATCAATCGAGAGAACGACGACGCGGTTCTCCGGGTCGGCCAGTTGTTCGTGGACGCGAACTGGGCACAGACGCACGGGGTGGTAAGGGACTTCGCACGTCGATCGTCGTGGGGGCCGCGAGTGCTGCCGACCCACGGGCGATTTGTTGGTGCGTCGGGCCAGAGTATCAGCGACAAGGCTGTGGATCGGGGCGAGAGGATCGGTGCCAACTGGCGGACCTCGACGATTCAGAAACAGCGCCACGTTCTCTACGACACAAATGCGTGGAAGACTTTCGTGGCGACGCGATGCAAGCTGCCGGTCGGCGATCCGCTGGCGTTCACCATCCATGCCGGCCAGCACGAGATGCTTGCCGAGCAGATGAGTGCCGAGACGCCGGTCAGGGTGGAGTCGAAGATGCGGATCGTCGACGAGTGGCGGCAGATACCAGGTCGCGACAACCACTGGTGGGACTGTTGCGTCGGTGCGGCGGTCGCGGCGTCGTTCTCCGGCCTGTCTGCGGTCGGTGCCGAAGCTCCGCGTGCCGCTCCTCGGAAAACAATCACCCGCGAGGAGATGGCGGCCCGACGTGCCGCGCTGATTGACAAGATGGGTAGGTAGGCTGAGGTTGACGCCCGTACACCAGTGGGCAGAATGCGGACGGTTCGATTGCACCTCGATTCCGAAAGGAAAACACCATGCGATTTCTTACGCTTCTCGCGGTTCTCGTCTGCAGCGCCGCCGTCGGCCAGGACGTGCGGACGTGTGCGAACGGTCAGTGCCGGATGGTCAGCACCACCTCGACGGCACAGGGCGTCGCGGAGATCCAAGCCCGGCAAGGCCGTGTCGGCCACCACGGCGGCAACCGAGGGTTTGAGGGGTGCGGCTCCGGCCCAACCCCGGCCGCAGCTCTCAGAAACTGCTGTTACTCGAAAAACGGGTGGCCCGTCATCGACCAGGGCGTGGCGTTCGGCCACGGCCGCTGGTGGGCGTGCCGCCGGTATGGTCGGTGATTTCTCTCTCCCCAGAAAGGACGGTGATCGTGTTTCGTCTGATCCTGAGTATTTCGATGGCGGCGTTTCTTGGTCTGGTGGGCGTGGCCCTCGCTGGTGCATCGCCAGAGGCCGCTCCGGCGGTTTCCGGATGCCACGGCCAAGCGGCTGCGTGCCACGGCCGGCTGACGGTCGCCCAGCGTGTCGCGGCCCGGCAGACCGCCCGGCAGGATGCTCGAGCGGCCAAGCGTGCCGCCAAGGCTTCCTGCCACGGCGAGCCGCAGTAATGTCCTCCGACTTCTCGCCGGTCACTGCCGTGCTGGTGTTCGCGACATACGTCGTCATCGACGTGCTGTACGCGGCCTACATCATCGCGGTCGGTGACCGGCGGGCGGTTCGGGCCGCTGCCCTCTCGTCGGTGATCTATTCGCTCCTGGCGTTCGGCGTCGTGACCTACGCGGCGAACCCGGCGTATGTCGTGCCGCTGGCGGCAGGGGCTTTTCTGGGGACGTACCTGACCGTCCGGTGGCAACAGGAGTGACATCGTGGAAGCGATCGAACAGTACGCGAACACAAAGCCGATGCCGGCCTCGTCGCTGGAATGGTTGATGGGCCTCGTAGCGGAGAGGCGGCAGGCCGTCGACGAGATTCTTGGATACCAGATCGCCGAGACGCTGCTGCACACTCTCGGTCGAGTGCGGACAACGCCCGACGCGGAGATCGCGGACGAGGGCGTGATGCACCAGCGGTGGACGGGGGATTGATGACGCTACCCGAGCAATCCGACCGAGCGGTGCAACAGACGCGGGAGTTCCTCGTGAGGCTCACGTCGCCGTACGTCGAGGGCGGCATCAAAGGGATTCGCCGCGAGATCCGGGCCGAGGCATCGCGGTTGCTGCGGCACTACCCGTTATCGGGTAACGACGATTGTCCTGACCCGGACAATGCGGCGAACGCGGACACAGTCGGCCGCACACTGGCACGCAGGATCACGGGGCTACAGCCGATGCTTGAGCATCGGGAAGAGGTGCGGCGATTACGGGGCGCAATCGCCGCACGCGAGCCGACGCTCACTGACGATGAGCGGAAGGCTATTGCGTGGTGTGTGGAGATGGCCTTGAACTCGGCCACCGATTGCGTGGACGAGATCCGCACGCTGCGGGGTCTGCTGGATCGACTTTAAAATGGTTGCGCCCGATATACGCGAGGTATATCCTGGGAGCGCCTTTCAAAGCGGATGCAATAATCATCGACGATGATGCGTTTCGCAAACGGCCCGCGAGGTCGCGCGTCTACGTCAAGTTTTGGTGCAAGAAAACAACCGCACAGAAACAGTCGAAAAGTGACAGTTGGCGTGCAGTCTCGTCGTTACTGAACGCATGTACCGGTAGGGTAAAATGGCGGCAAGGAGACCCGCCATGCCAGCCTACCTAGACGATGAGTTTTGGGATGAGGTGGACGCGGAGTCGGACATCGATCACCCGTTCATCGAGTTCCTGTGACGCTAGTTGCGTGAACATTGGTACACTGTTGGTAGGGACGCGAAGCGTCCCACCACCGGGAGTTCACCATGTCCGACAACTCCGACGTGATCGACGCGATCGCAGCAAATCTCGCCCAGCCGAGACGTGCCCGCACCGACGCGGGCGAGGTGGAGCAGCACGAGCTTGACCGCCAGGTGGCGGCCGCAGAGTTCGTGTTGAAGGCCCGGACGCAGTCGTCCGGCAGCCCGTTCGGCTCCCTGCGTCTGGCGCAGTGCGTGTACCCGGGGGCACACTGAGCGTGGGCATTCTCGGTAGCATTTTCGGCGGCTCTAGGCGATCGTCGCTCCAAGCGACGGTCGACGCCCAGAAGGCCGCGCTCGCGACGATGGTCCGGGCAAAGTACGACGCCGCCCAAACGAGCGACCTCAACCGCAATCACTGGGCCAGCTCCGACCACCTCTCTGCGGACGCGAGTCTCCAGCCGGCGATCCGGCAGATCCTTCGCAACCGGGCACGCTACGAACTGCGGAATAACTCCTACGCCGCGGGCATCGCGAGCACCTGGAGCAACGACCTGGTCGGCACCGGCCCCCGGCTACAGCTCGACCTCGGCCCCGACGTGTCGCCCGAAGCGGTCCGTTCGGTCGAGAATGCCGTGTCCGATTGGGCCGACACGATCGACCTCGCGAAGAAGTTGCGGATCTCAAAGACTGCCAAAATCTCCGACGGCGAGGTTTTCGGCTTGAAGACCTCCAACCGCCGGCTCCGCGGCGTGCAGCTCGACCTCAAGCTGGTCGAGGCCGACCAGGTCATGTCGCCGGCCGGGTTTTACAGCACCGAGCACGACGTTGACGGCGTGCGGTTCGACGCCGATGGCAACGTCACAGACTACTGGATCTCAAAGAGGCACCCGGGATCGCTCTCGCAAGCGTTCCTCCTTGATGGCGACTGGATCGACGCGAACTATGTCTGCCACTGGTATCACGCGACTCGCCCGGGCCAGCATCGCGGCGTGCCGGAGATTGCTCCGGCCCTGGAGCTGTTCGCTCTGCTTCGCCGGTACACGCTCGCCGTGGTGACCGCGGCCGAGACGGCTGCCTCGTTCGCCGCGATCCTCAAGACGACGATGCCGGCCGACGGGTCCGGGGCCGCCAGCCTCGAGACGCTGGAAACGATGCCCATCGTCCGCGGTATGGCGATCGCCGCCCCCGACGGCTGGGAGCCGGTCCAGATGCGGGCCGAGCATCCGACCTCGAGTCACGACGCATTTGTGCGTCGGCTCATCAACGAGATCGCGGCCGCGTTGGGTATGCCCTATATCGTGGCCTCCCTCGATTCCAGCTCCGCGAACTACTCGTCGATGCGCGGCGATTACCTCGTGTATCGCAAGAGAATCGCGGTCGAGCGGTCCGACATGGAACGCACGTTCCTCGACCCGCTCCTCTACTCGTGGCTCGACGAAGCCGTCGCCGTCCCCGGGCTCATCCCCCGCGGTCTCCCGCCCTTCGCGGCATGGAACTGGACGTGGGTGTGGGACGGATTTGAGCACGTCGACCCACTCAAGGAAGCCGACGCCGACGCCGCAATGGTGGGCGGCAACATGGCGAGCCTCGCCGAAGTCTGTGCCAAGCGTGGCCGCGATTGGCGGGTCGTGCTCCGGCAGCGGTCGATCGAGCGACAGATGGAGCGAGACCTGGGTGTTTCCTCCCAGCCGGAGGCAATGGCCGCCGATGATGACGTGGACGGCATCGAGGCCGACGACGGCTACCGGCCCCCGCAAGCTGCTCGCGACGCGGCCCGCCGCGGTCTGGAGTGGCGACGCGAGTACGGGCGTGGCGGCACGGCGATCGGCGTGGCTCGTGCCCGTGACATTGCCAATGGCCGATCTCTCTCGCTCGACACGATCGGGCGGATGGTGAGTTACTTCGCACGCCACGAGGTTGACAAGCAAGGTCAAGGATGGTCGGAGGGCCAGGAGGGCTATCCGTCTGCCGGCCGGATCGCATGGCTTTTGTGGGGTGGTGACGCCGGCCGCTCGTGGGCCCAGGGTGTCTACAAGCGAGAGAACGAGGACGCCAACGCATGAACAACCGCATCGAACTATCCGCCACGCTCAACGTGCAAGCGGCCGACGAGGCCGCCACGCCGACGTTTGAACTTCTGGCCTACACCGGGGCGTCGATCCGCCAGGGGTGGTCGAGGAATCCGCTGGTCGTCGACCTCGCCCAGATCGACGCATCTCGGCCGATCCCGATTCTCTACGCCCACGGCAAAGAGATGTCGATGCTCGACAGCGTGATCGGCCGAAGCCTTGAA